TGCTTGTATAATTCGTGAACAAGATATCAAGACAGGTAAAGTAACTGAACATGTATATTCCAGACTTAGTAATGCAAACAAACGTGCTAATAAGATTATGAAGGAAGGCAAGAGTGAATTTCTTGTCTGTACACATGATGATATTGGACACATCTACCCTAAACATTTAAGAAACAATGGAGACAACGATACCGAACCAGACGAATGGTTCGACGAACAACTTAGAAAAGAAAATGGATCATGAAAGAACCATCCAAGATATATACACCTACGAGAAGCAAGCATTAGATCTTATTGATAAGAGATTTGAGAATAATAAAGATCATCCTAACTATAAAAAGCTTAAGGCTTTATTAATAGATCAAATTAATGATGAGCTCCATGACTACACCAACACCGTCTCAAATAGACGAGCAAGTTAAACTTGAAAGGGATGCTATTAGTTTAGGTCTAAAGAAATTAAGAGATCAAACAATTAAACTTGAGAATCAAGCATATGCATCTGCTACTATTTATGGTATAACATCTATTGATGAGTTATTACCTAAACTTGTAGAAAGAATAGAAGAAACTAATCATAAGATCCACGAAGGACATTATGGTAGAAACTTTAAAGAGATAGAACATTATCTCAAGGACGTAGAACCATTAGCTGCTGCTGCTATAGCATGTAAGATTACATTTGATAAAGTCTTTGGTTTTAAAGATGGATGTAGTCAAGCTGTTAATGTATGTGATTCTATTGGTGCAGCTTTAGAGAATGAGTGTCACATGAGACATTATGAAACTCATGCACCTGGACTTCTAAATGTACTTAAGAAAAACTATTGGCATAGTGCATGCGGTACTCAACAGAAGATTACAAACATTAGTATCTTAATGAATCGATATGAAGTTAAGCAATGGAATACATGGGGTAGAAGCATCCGAATTAAATTAGGAGGATGGTTACTTGATTGTATACTAGAAGTTTCTGAATGGTTTGTTAGATCAAAGATTCGTGAAGGACGTAAGACAATAGAATACATCTTACCTACTGCTGAATTCTTAGATATAAAAGATACAGTAATGGATACTGCTGAGTTATTCTCTCCTTTAGCATGGGTGATGTTAGTACCACCTAGAGATTGGAGTGATGAGAATTGTGGAGGATACATATTGAATGAGGTGATGAAAGGACATAGTCTAGTGAGACACGGCGAGTGGACCCGTATACAGGGAGAAAGACGCATACCTTTAGAATTTTTAAACAAGATTCAAAAGGTTGCTTATAGATTGAATCCATTCACAGTCAAGGTCGCCGAGATCTTGCAAGAGAAGGGTAGACCAATTGGAAAATTTCTCCCTATAATGGAACATCCAGATCCACCTAAACCTGTTGATATAGAAGATAACTTTGATGCCCGTAAATCGTATCGTAGGGAAGCTGCTCAAACACACAACAAGCGAGCAGCAGAGTTTAAAAGATCATGTCGTACTAGACATACAATGGAAGCAGTTCAACGTTTTAAAGATCGTGAAAGGTTCTATATACCTTGGTCTTTTGATTATCGTGGAAGGGCATACCCAATTCCTGCATTTCTTACTCCACAAGATACAGATTTTGGAAAATCACTTATTATCTTCGCTGACGAAGCTTACATTACCGAATCAGGTAAGAAGTGGTTAGCTTTTCAGGTAGCCACCACATTTGGATTAGATAAAGAAACAATGGCTAATAGGCTGTTGTGGACCACACAAAATATACCGTTGATTACCAGAGTAGCCACTGATCCAATAGGAAATATTGGTGACTGGGAGGCAGCGGAAGAGCCGTGGCAATTTTTAGCTGCGTGTGAGGAGTACTATGCGGTAGTAACTAAACGCACCAGAAAACACACAAGGTTATGTGTTGCCACAGACGCTACATGTAGTGGGCTTCAGATTCTCGCAGGATTAGCGAGGGACCGCAAGACAGCACAACTCGTCAATGTGTTGCCTTCTGAATGTCCACAAGACGCATATAAAGTTGTAGCGGATATAGCCAGACCTAATTGTCCTGTACACATACAGAAAGTAATGGACAGGAAGACGGTCAAAAGAACCGTTATGACTATACCCTACAATGCTAAACCATTCTCAAATAGATCATACATTAGAGATGCTTTAAGAGAGAAAGGTGTAGAGATTGAGAAAGAAGATCTTACTATCACTGTTGCGGCTGTTAGAGATGCTATGCATACTGTAGTACCTGGCCCAATGAGTGTTATGAAATGGATTGAGACTGAGGTATCTAGAGTGTTGAAGCGTGGTTCTACTGAATTACAATGGGTTACTCCATCAGGATTTGTAGTTAACCAACGTATTATGAAAAGAAAGACTGAGAGATTTAACTTACAGTTATTAGGTAGTTGTAAACTATCTGCTAAAACTTATGAGTTAGATAAAGATGGTAAGCCAGTTGTAGATTTAGCTAGACATAAAGCTGCTACTGCTCCTAATTTAATTCACAGTCTAGATGCGTCGCTGCTACACCTTAGTGCTACTAGATTCAATCATCCTATAGCTTTGATACATGACAGCGTTCTCACACGTTCTGTTGACATGGATGAATTATCTGCTATAATAAGGGAAACGTACATGCATTTGTTTGCTGAGCGTGATTACCTTACTGACTTTGCCTCACAGATAGGGGCAGAGACTAAACCACCGATTATAGGTGACTTAAAACCTGAATCGGTAATTGATTCAACTTATTTTTTCTGTTAAATGTTTTCATTATTTGATTACGCATTTGCACCAACTAGAATAGTCGTAGTTTCTGAAGAGAGATTACAGGCTGCTGAAAGAGAGGCAAAGCTACAAAGACTTAAGGAAGTAGACGAAAGACTATCTTCACTTAGAGAGTACCGTCAATCATTAGCTAAGGAGTTAGCTCCAGCTAAAGAGGAGGTCAAAGAAGATGCCTAAGAATACACACGTTACTGACGTTGTTACATTGGAAGGATTCCAAGCTATACTAGAACCTGGTAAGTTTGGCTATTCCTTATCGGCTGTTGTTGGTGATGAACTCATTGACGAGCTAGAAACTGAGAGGACAGAGGTACTTAAGTGGGCCGAGTCTAAGCTCAAGAACCCTAAAAGAGCTACATTAAAACCAACACCTTGGGAAGAAGTAGCTAAAGGGAAACATAAAATTAAATTCTCCTGGGGAGAAGATAAAAGACCTCCTGTAGTTGATACAGAAGGCGTACCTGTTACAGATAATAAAATACCGCTTTATGGAGGATCTACTGTTAAACTTGGTTTTTACCAAAAACCTTATATTCTACGGGATGGGATTACCTACGGCAGTAGCCTTAAGTTACTTGGTGTTCAGGTTGTATCATTAAATTCTGATTCAGCTGGAGTATCATCTGACGATTTAGATCAGTCACAAGTAGCTGACTTATTTGGTAAGACATCTGGATTTAAAGCAGGTGAAGTACCACCTACAACAGAGACTAATGTCGAAGAAGAAGACTTCTGATCATATGGAATGGGCACAGAAAGCCTATGATAAATTAAAAAATAAGAGGGGAAGTAAATTCAGATCTAAGCTTGAAGAAAAGGTTGCAACTTTATTAAAAGAATTAGGAGTATCTTATGAATACGAATCAACTCAGATTCCTTACGTTATCCAGCATAATTATACTCCTGATTTCCTGCTCCCAAATCATGTCTATTTGGAAACAAAAGGATACTGGGATGCAGCAGATAGACGCAAGATCCTTGCCGTTAAGCGTGATAACCCACTTATCGACTTAAGAATGGTATTCCAATCACCTTATAATACTATATCTAAGAAATCTAAAACTACATATGCACAGTGGTGTGACAAACATGACATACCATGGACTGCATATCACGAAATACCACTCGAATGGTTAATCTAAACGAAAATGAATTCGTAAGACATGAGAGTTGTAATAATTGTGGGTCATCAGATGCAAATAGCTTGTACTCTGATGGCTCCTACTACTGCTTTTCATGCAGAACTTACACACCCGCAGAGGGTATAAATCTTTATTCACAGTCAAAAAGGAAAATGTCTAATGTCGAGCTCAAAGGATACGCACAAGAACTCAGAAAGCGAAAGCTCTCTGTTGGGACTTGCGAGAAGTTTAGAATTTACAGAGACGGAGACACTCTACGCTTTCCATATCACACGAGCGATGGAGCTCTTGTCGGGATCAAAGTAAAAACA